TCATCACCGGGTCACGGGCGAGCCGCGTCATGCTCAGGACGTGGCGGTTCGACCCGGTGCCGTCGTCGTAGTAGAGAATCAGGCCCAACGTCGCCGCAAACGGCAGAATCGGCCCAGCCCAGTCAGACCGGCTCAGCACTTCGACGCCGTTCAGCACGAACTGGCAGACGTGCGGGATGTCTTCGTCCCACTCGTCCAGAATGCGGTCCGCGTCACGCTTCAGGTCGATGCCGGCCGCCTTCAGTTCGGTGTCATACAGCACCACGGGCTGCGTCGGCTGCGGCATCGCCACCACCGACAGGCCGTTCACGCCGGGATTCGGCGGCATCGGCGCGATGACGTAGCATTTGCGCCGTTCCTTGAAGATTTTCCAGTATTCGGTAACCGTCACCCGGTCGCCCCGGAAGAACTTCGGGGCCGCCGCCGCGTTCGATGACCAGTTCGTTTCCTTCGCGCCGGGGAACTTCGCCGTAAACTGCGATTTCGTATAGGTCTGCTCGACAAACAGCACTTCCGCGTCCGAAATGTCGGGCTTGGTCGAGGCCGGGTCCACCAGGATCGTGTCCGGATTCGGCACCGACTCCACCACAAGGTCCAGATTCGGCGACTTCGGACCGGAACGTTTCGTGGTGACGCGGACAAATCCGTATCCGCCCTTCGCCGCGTTCTCTAACGCCGCGACGTAGGCGAATTGGGCCTTGCTCCGATACTCGATTTCGCGGGCCTTGTCCTCGTAGAACTGGGCGGTCTCAGGGCTGGATGCGGCATCGCCGGGCGCGAACTTCACGCCAATCGGATTCGCCCGCGCATCGTTGACGAGCTGGTTGAAATACTGACCCAACTCGTCGAACGACAGGCACGGCCGATTCTGCTCGGCCCGCGCCGCCTTTTCCTTCGGATCCCACGGGTTGCCAGCCGCATACCGCATGTCGATCTTGCGCTGCTCGCGGGCATCGTGCCAGAAATCTAGGCAGGCGTCGTAGTCCTCACGCGCCATCGCCAGGATGTCCTCGTCCGTGTAGCGGTCGCACCAGCGACTAGCGCGGGGCATCGCGCCTCCATGTCTTCACGAACGCCACGGAAACGCCGGTTTCCTTGTCGCGGGCCACGCCATACCCAATCTGACGCACCAGCACGCGGCCGTCCGGCATGTGCAGGATGACGCGGCGGTCGGGCACCGTCATTGTCTCGGGCGGCCGCACGATGGGGGTATCCTCGTCCATCACTTCGCCACCTGATACATCACGTCGGCGCGATAGACCCAAAGGCTCCTGACGGGGTCGAAAGCCTGCGCGAGACGCAGCGGCCCGATGGCCTCGGTCTGCACGTCGCCGTATTCGTCTCGCGGGCACGCCAGCGCATCAGCCGACGCCGCCCGCAACGCGGTGCTGAGCGCCGCCGCCAGCATCGCAGGCTTGCAGGGCCGGTCTGACGAGATGGTCACGTTGAAACGGCAGGTTTCATCGGGCACGGTTTTCACGACCGGAAACTCACGCGCCAGGAGGCCAGCGGCCCTAGCGACTACCGCACGCACGCGCCCGTTCTGCATCACTTCACCCCCCGGCATTCCCGCTGCGCGTGGTCGCACGACAGCACCATCCGCCCCGGCCGGCGCACCTGTCGCACCTGACTGCGGCACACGTCGCACACCAGGACCAGACGGACGCCGCGGGCGGCCACGGCACGGGAGGCGCGGTCCACGGCCCGCCACTCGGCATCCGTCCAGACTTCGCGGGTAGGCTCAGACACAGGCAGAACGAGGGGGGAGCCGGCAGCACGGGCAAACCCGGTCGGAACCGGGGCGACAGACGCGGGCGAGAGAATGGCACGCTCCATGTCAGCGCAATCCTACCGTGTCCGTTCGTGTCGTGTCAAGCATGACTCCACGCGCCCCCTACGACCATGCCGACACGGGATAGGGACGCACGCGGGCGACTGTGTCCGCTCGCATCCCCACCGGCCGCGCAAACGTCAGCGCCAGCGCGTCCCCGTCGTCGGGTGAGTCCATTCCGCGTTTCTTCATGGCCTCTTTCGACTCCAGTAGTATCCTGTCCTGCTTGTCGTGCCCGAACCCAGGCCCGGTCAGGTCTATTTCGAGGTCCGCGCTCTGGTCAATCGCCCCAGACGCCAGCCAGTCCCGCATCCGGGACCACATATAGGCACGCATGTTGGCACACTTCGCGTCAGGGCTGGCCCCTCCGAACTGCACGTCGAACACCTGCGAGTGGCCCAGTTGCCGGAGCCTGTCGGCAATCGGGCCGCCGATACTCCCGCCCGTGGCATCCACGAACATGGCCGACACGCGCCGCCCGCCGTAGTCCTTCGTCAGGATGTCGGCCGCCAGCGATACCAACCGGGATGAGTCCCGCGAATCCTCGCCCCGCACGCGCACGGGCGGAATGGCCCGCGCATCGGCCCCGCGCCGGAACCGGAACACGCAATCGTCACCGCCGCCCCGCGCCAAGTCCAGCCCGCACACAAGCGGTTCATCCACGAGCACATGCACCTGCCGGCGCTGTGCCGAACTCACCAGCCCCGAGCCGATGAACTGCACGTCGGACGCGGACGGCGGCAGACCACGCACGCGCACCCGGAAGAAGTCCGAGTCCTCTCCGTAGTCGGTCGCCCACTCCGCGATTTGGTCCTTGTTCGTGAATCTCGACGTGCGGGAATCCACAATGGTTGGGTGCCAGCGGTCGCGGCCACGCCCGAAACAGGCTTCATGGAACCGGCCGCTGTTGCGCGTCGGGTTTCCAAAGATGAGAATCATCGGCTCGCCGTCGGTCAGGCCGCCTTCCGCAACCTCATAGATGGCGTCAGGGATGGCGCTGGCTTCGTCGAAGATGTAGAACGATGTCGAATCGGCCGCGTGCTGGCCGGCGAACGCCTCGGAGTTTTCCTCTTTGCAGGACTGCAACGCGCAAAACCACGACTCCGGCCACGCCGGATGATACATCCGTTCATTCGTGACCGCGAACCAGTGTCCCGTTAGGCAGAGCTTCGTCCACCGCTGGATCGCCGCCCAGGTTTTCGTCTGCAACTGCGTGAAGGTGTTCGCGGTGACCGTGCCCTGCGCGTGGGGCCGCGTGGACATGATGAAATCGACCGCCCACGCCACGATAACGCTGTTGTGCGTCACCACGAAATCGTTAGCTAGGAAGCACTTGGACGGATGCGCCACCGTGATGCACTGCGCGGGGAGTTCGCCGATGGGTTCGATGCTCGAAATCCACCGCGTCCGATAGCGAGGCTGCACAATCGGTACACGTTCCTGCTTGCGCCGAACGTAGAAGCACAGGAAGCCCGTCGGCATCGTCAACGTAGCCCGCCAGCACGGCCGGCCATCGCGTTTCTCTCCGTCCGGGCCTGGGTATCGTGGCGCATGCACGGTTGGATGGACTTGGGCCTTGCCCCCAAGCGACCGCGCCAGCCAGACCACGTCATCTACGAGTTGACGCGACGTAGACGAGAACACCACGGATCCCTGTTTGCTGCACTCACCATCCGTGTCGAGCAGCCCGCGCAGCACGTCAGCGCGGGTTTCGGCGTCATTTTCCATGTAGGCGCGGGGCACGGACTTTTCGAAGCTGTATGACGCGCCGATGCCGAGCGCCTTGAGTTTCCTCGCAAGCCCTTGCACGTTCCAGGCATACGACCCAACGCCGCGGTTCACGATTTCGCCAACCGTCCTCAGTTGGTCAATGACATCAGCATCGGCAGACGTGATTGTATTCCGCGACCGGCCGCCGTCGCCAAGCCAGATACCGAGTGTGTAGGGATGGATGGGGCAAGGCTGAGACGGGAAGGCCGCTGGGCCGTGGGCGGGTATCTCCCACTGACGCGCCACGCTGGACCCATTCGGCCGAGTCACGCCAGCCGCGATGATCTGCGCCGTCGTCATCTCGCGCCAGCCGTCGCCGCCCTTGCGTCGGTCCTGTCGGCCTCTCACAACCCAGAGATGGTCTCCGTCAGCTTCCACGCTCGCGCCATCATCAAACGTCACGCGGAAGATGGGCCGTTCGCCCTGCGGATAGACGCCAGTGACAGTCGTAGAACTACCGTCTCGCGCAAACACCTCATCGCCGACAGCAAGTGTGCCCCACTCGCGCCGACCTGTCGGAGTATCAACGATGGTGCGATTGCTCAGGGCCTTCCCAATCCCGTGTCCGCTTGAAACCGCAGACCGCACGGGAGCCACCGGAGCGGCCCCGTCAAAGTTCCGCGCCCGGATGGCTTCGCCCCACCACTGGAGCCATTCACGCTGCCACGTATCCGGCCCGTCGTGCGCCTGGAGTGGGCCAGGCTCACCCCAGGGGTAGAAGCGCAGCACGAACTTGAGCGGGTCGCCGTAGCACTCGGCCGCGGCGTCAGCGATGGCGAGGTCCGCAGGCGTGACCGGCATCTAGCCCCGCTTCCGGGCGGCCTGGAGGCGCGTGAGTAGTTCGTTGTCGGCCGTGACTTTCACGACATCCGTGAGCAGCGCAAAGTGCTTAGCGAGAGCTTCCAGAGCCCGCGGCTTGTCCCAGAACTTGATCTTGTGGACCGTATCCGTCACGCCGTCGCCGGCCGCCGCGTTCTTGATGACGGCCTCGAATCCAGCGAGGCAGGAACCCTGTTCCGGCGTCAAGTCCTTGATGGGCTTGAGGTTGCCGCTGTCATCCCAGAACGACCGCGCATCCACCATCGCCAGCCGCCGCAGTTCTTCGAGCACGCGAGTGGCGCTCAGGTCGGCCTTCGCAATCTGTTTGTCCTTTCCGGAGGACACAGCAGCCGCCACCTTCGGATTTCTCAAGAGTTCTGACGCCTGCGATTCGGCTGTCCTCGGCGAGTATCCTGCCCGAATCGCCGCTTGTTTGGCGTTGAGGTCAATGAGGTATTCCGCGACAAATCGCGCTTGTCTAGCGTTCACGGGGCAATCTTGGCACACCTCTTGACGCCTGTCAACCCCGCGTGCTACCCTGACACCGACCCCTTGGGGGCGGTACTGTACGTACTACTACTGTACAGCGTTTTAGAACCACTTGTAACCACTTGTGCCCACCTTCGCCGTTCGCCTATCGTTTTCTGGCGTATTTCCGCTG